TCTCGTTATAAAAATATGTTCCAAACATTAAAAGTCAACCTCTCCAAATGGGTTACGTTCTGTAAAGTCTAATATATCATCTGCCGTAGAAGATGTATCGAAACCAGCCTCTGTGTCTAAATCGGTATTATTTGCATAAGTAGATTGTGTTTGTAAAGCATATGTCTCTAATAATAGATAGTTAGAGTCACCACTTACACTATCATTTTCTAATAACAACGATCCATCTTCATTTTCTAAAGTAAATTGATGAGCTAATTGATCTAAACTATATTGATCTTCAGCACTATCAATTGTACCAACTCCAGTATTTAATTCTTCAGAGCTGTACTCCCATCTAGTACATACTAATTTGTAAACAGGTAATTGACCTAGTTGAAAGAATGGCTCTTGATCTTGTACAAATTGTATCTCAAAAAAACTATTCATTAAAGGCATATAAATTATATCGCCTTCATTTGGTCTACCTTCTTTTACCAAAGTAGCTTTTTCATCAACTGCTTGATTAAATCTTCTTTTAGAGATCATAAAAGTAGTATCTTCTCTAATCTCTAAACCAAACTTATTAATAATCTCTTGTTCGCCAGCAAAACCTTCAGTTGTTTCCATATACGCCTCAAGTAAAAGCGCAGATGAAAATTTAGACAACATATCTTCGCCTAAAATTAAATCTCTATTTACAAGTGTTCTTGGTAAATAATAAACATCTTGGCCATAAATCTTTAGACCTTCAATGATTAAATCTTCGTAAAGTCTTTTTTCTGATTTATTACCAATGCCTTTACCATCTTGGAAATAATGATTAACTGGCATGGCATTATCCTATCATTAGGGCTGGGTTTAATTCGTAAGTTGTTCTTAACTCTGTTTCTAGTTTTTCTATATCTGATAAAGCTTCAGTATATATTTGTTGACCATTTAAAGTCACGCCACCTAACATAGCAACACCATTAAATTTTGATAAGTTTGCGCCCCATTGTTTTTTAAATAAAGCAGTGACATATCTTTTTAAAAATACATCATTGTTTACATCTGTAAAAGTAGCTGGGTCTAATTTTCTATAACACTCAATAACAAGATACTCACCTACTTGTAAATCGTTTTTCCAATCCATATCAACATATAATCTATTATCGTGTTGATTAAATCTTAAAGGTTTTTCACCAACAAGTATGTGATCTAAAAAATCTAAATGTCTTAATACAACATCATAATTTATTATTGATGTTGAAGAAAAATCATAAAGGTCATTTAATCTTAATTGGTATCTTACATCAAATAAGTTTAGATTACCTTTATTAGAGAATGGAAACATATTAATAACAGATACAACTGATTCTGGACATATGATATAATTTTGTCCTTCTTTCCAAGTTGTAGTAACACCATTTTTAGTTGCTGATTCATCTGACCCATCAACTGTAATTCTATCGTAATCTGCTTGTGTATATTGATATTTTAAATATGTTCTACGAATACCATCATAATGATATTGTGCGTAATATTGAAATGCCTCATCTAGTCTATCTTCTAGTTGGTCATCATCAACATTTATATCAATTACAGGTTTCCCTAACGCTCTCAAAGCGTATTGTTTCAATGTTTCTCTACTACTTGGTGTTGCCATAATACTATTTATATCCTATCCTAGTGCGACTGCTTGAGCGATAGCAAACGATTTCGCCGCCTTATTATCTATTTGTGTTTGTATAGCACTAGTCACTCCATCAACAAAATTCAATTCAGTGGCTGTCGCTGTGACTGCCACATCTTCATTAATTTTTGGACTAGTTAAAGTTTTATTAGTTAAAGTATCTGTTGTCGCTCTACCAACTAACGTGTCTGTTGCTGCTGGCATAGTTAATGTATTACTACCACTCGCTTGTTGTAGTGAAGCAATTACAGGTGTTGTAAGTGTCTTATTAGTTAATGTTTGACTATCATCTAAATCAACAAGTGTTGCGTCAGATACCGCTGTTTGTAATAGTGCTAATGTTGTTGTAAATGTATTGTTCGCAAAGTTTAAACTTTTATTAGTTAGTGTGTCAGTAGATGTTTCTGTTACAATAGAACCATCTGTTGCGATTGAAACTTTATTATCTGTAACTGTAGTTGTTACACCAGAACCACCTTCAAATATTAGTGTCTCACCCAATGATACTGCGTCTTGCGTTGAACTATCATCTTGTATTGTAATTGTTGAATTAGATAGTTTAGCATTTGCGATTGAACCAGCTAACATAGTGTTTGAAACTGTACCACTATCACCTGTACCAATTAAAGTACCTGTTGCCGCTGGTAATGTTAAAACTGATGAACTACTTGCTGAGTGTGGTTGTGCTTTTAATGTTTGTGCGTGAGCATTACCACTCTCGCAGAAAAATCTCATTTGTGCAATACTACCAGTACCTGTTCTAATATCAATAGAACCATCAGATATACTTACACCACCACTTGATCCATTACCATCTATATTTACTACACCTGTTCCATTTGGTAGTAAATTAATATTATTATTTGATGCTGATACAATGTCATTAGCATTTACATCTAAATCACCACCTAACTCTGGAGAGGTATCATCTACTACATTTGATAAACCAGCACCTGCTGCTGAACTTACAGAAGTAAATGAAAGATTACCAGAACCATCTGTGATTAAAACTTGACTTGCACTACCATCATTACTAGGTAAAGTTAAAGTTACATTACCACCTAAACTTGGTGATACTAAAGCAACATAATTACTTCCGTTATAAATTCTATTTCCAGCACTTGAAAAAGTACCTTTTGTTATTGATAAATTACCTGTTGAACTTCCTGTAAATGTTCCTGTACCTACAGAGAACTCATCTGCGCTTTCATCAAAGCCTATAAATGCATTTGCATCACTACCTCTTTCAATAACAATACCAGAATCACCAGATGCACTACCTGATCTTCCTGTACCTAATTCTATAAATTGATCTGCTAATGTAGTGTTTGTAGATGACACTGTTGTTGTACTACCAGATACAGTTAAATTACCTGTGACTGTCATATTACCAGCAACACTTAATCCATCTCCTCCACCAATTTCAACAATGGTTGAGTCATTAGATTTAATTACATTACCAGCAATATTAATTGAACCAGCAGTAAGATCACTTACACCTGCGATTGTTGTAGCACTACCACCTAAACTAATTGATGTAGTACCAACTGTGACAGCTGAATTAGAAAGACTTGAATTACCTATATTTGATAATGTGTTTGAACTACCAGAGATAGTTTTGTTAGTAAGTGTGTCAGTAGTTGCTCTACCAACAATGGTATCTGCCGTTGTAGGTAAAGTTAGTGTATTACTATTATTTGTAATAGAAGATATTACAGGTGTTGTTAAAGTTTTATTTGTAAGTGTTTGAGTAGTACCAGCAAATAGAGTATCTATTTGAGATAAATTTATACGACCTTCTGTACCACCATCTGATACTAATAATTTATCTGTAGCCGCAAGTGTATTACTTGTTAAATCTGTTGCGCCATCAATATTTACAATAGCTTCTACTGCGCCAAACTCTAGCGCACTACCACCACTATTTACTTTTAATACCTGACCAGCTGAACCAATAGTTAATGCGGCACCTATACCACCATGCGCTAAAGGTATGAACTCACCAGTTTGAAACTCTGCTAATCCTGTGGCTACATTACTATCGTTAAATACTGTTCTTATCGGTGTTTTTGATGACATAATTCTCTCTCTTGTCTATTTATTAGAATTGAAATATGGTAATATTACTATCTGATAAATTACTCCCGTTTGCTAATGTAAATGTTTTTGCGCCTGTATAGACAAATTTTTCATCTACTGTTGCGTTAAAGTTAAAGTTTGTATTCGCTGTTGTTAGACCACCAGCCTTTGAAAAGAAAGGTACAACTGTTGCTGCTTGTTCTGTACCACCTGATCCTGTTACTGCGACAGCGATCTTATTCGTACCAGCCTTTGAACCAGCAGGTAGAGTAACACCTGTAGCAGATACAGATACTGTACCTGTACCATCTGAATCAATTGTTGCACCACCAAGGTTAATAGTTTGTCCTGTAAGAAATAACTCTGCGAATCGTTTACTAGATC